ACAATACTGTTTTGTTGTATATCCATTGTTTCTTTACATCTCCATAAGCACCTTGTTCAACAATTGGATAGTAAACATCTGCTTTCATTGGATACATGAAATCTGGGGATGTACAATCCATTGTCATTAAATTGCCCTTGGTTTATAAACTGATACTATATATTTTTGTAAAATTTTATCTACAAAACCATTTCCAGTTCCAGCAAATAGTGATGTATCAAACCTTATATTAAATTGATCTGTCTGATATCCTGTAATAAATCTTTTAGCATAATCTAAATTTCCACATTTAATATCATTAATTAAACGCATGCATGCATCTTCAACATCATGTGGAATAACTTTATATCCTGCTTCATAAATAACTATATAATCCCAACCTTCTGGAAAAAGAATTGGTTGATCATATAATACAGTATGTGCGCTATCAATAGGAATTGATGCACGATATGAATCAGAATTTCCCTTTGGAAGTTTGCGTGGTCTTTTTTCTGCACGATTAAAATTATTTACAGCAGGAACAAATTCTTTATATATTGCAGAACGGTCTTGTGTTATTCCGTAAACAAAACCATTTCCAAGGGATGGGTCTTCTTGATCAATATCATATACTAAATCGCCATTTTCATAAACCTGAAGAACTTTATATCCTATATCCCAAAGCGGTAAATAATCGGTTCCTTCTCCAACAACTTCCATAACAGTTTTTTCAAAAATAAATCCTTTTGGACCAATAACTGAATCAATAAGACCTCTTGCAAGTTGTTCATGTTCTGTATATTCTATAATTTCTGTTGCTGTTGTTCCAAGACTATATGGATTAACATAAGGTTTCATAATATTTAAAACATCTTGAACTACAACATCTCCAAATGTTTCTCCGTCTGGAGTTTCATAAATTAATACAGCATAGTTATGATCATATTTTACAAAATCTCCAGTGAGTGTATAAGAGATTTTTGCATCATTACTTGATGTTAAAACAACTTGTGCTTCAATAGTTTTTGGAGCATTTTCAATTGTAAAAATATAATCAGTATTTGCATTTGGCACAGAATATGTTGCCTCTAATGGAAATGGTGGAATTCGTAAAATTTGCATTATTCTTTACCGTAGTATCTTGCTACCTCTTGTGGTGTTGCTTCACGAACATGCTTATGAGTTAGCCACTTTACGGATGCCTCCTTAGAAACTATGTTATATCCCACTTTTAATTCTCCAACGCCAGTCCAAGATAAATTTCTTGAAGCGTAAAGTGCAACTTCATTTTTATTCTTTTTTGGTTTTTTAGTTTCAACAACTTCAGTATTTTCTTTTTTAGTATATGTTAAATTAATTACATTTTGAGCAACAATTTTTTCTTCTTCAGATTTTTGCTTTTCTTGTATTTTTTTTGCCAAACCACTTTCATCGGCAAACTTTTCTAGCGTGGCAATAATTTCAGCCTTTTTCATATTGCTCTCTAAATTGATTCCATTGTCTTCACAATAAGAACGAAGTTCTAAAACTGTCTTTTTGTTTAAAACGTCATAAAGTGACATATCAATTCCTCCTAGTTCATTATACCAGAATTAAGGAATTGTTATTATTTTAAATATGTCTTAATTTCGTTTTTATTAGCGAGTCTAACAGCCTTATGCTTTGCAACTTTTTCATATTTTTTCTTGCTAACAAAACTATATCCCTTTGGAATTGTTACTCCACCTGGGAATGTCAAACTACGCAAGGTATAAATTGCAACATCTTCTGCTGAATTATTTTCGACTGGAGCCTCAATCTTTGGTTCTTCTGCCTTTGGTTCTTCAACTTTTACTTCTTCAACCTTTGGCTCTTCAACCTTTGGCTCTTCAACCTTAACTTCTTCAATTTTAGGCTCTTCAATTGATGATATTTCTACATCTGTAGTTTCAACTACCGATACATCATCAATATTGTTTTCAAAATTTTCCATTGTAATTCCTCCTGATAAAATTATATCATAATAATTATTTGTTTCTAGATCTTGATGATCTAAAACCATTTTGTGTTGGTAATGTAATTCCACTTGGAGTTCCAGATGGATTTACTGCATTTGGTCCAGTTGTATCTCCAATAATTGAAGATCCTATCTGACCAAGATGTTGTTGTGTCATTGGTCCAGTTGGTCCCATAATAATTGCACCTATAACTGCAAATGCACCTTCTCCATTTAATGGATTATTTATATTACTACCTGGATATGACATACTGCCCCTAACATAAGATTGAGGAACGGCTGGTTAGAACCGTTCCCCAATCAAAGGTATGTGACTCAGAGATTAGTCATCATCTGAAGCAGCGTCTGCGAAGGCAACTGCATCAAGTTCTTCCCATTGAATACCAAAGCGGACGAATACAGTATATTCAATTGTATCCTTCTTTGGCTTGTATTCACGGTTAACAGTGATATCACGCTGGAAGCCCCAAACACGGTTCTGTGGGAATGTCAAATCGACATATCCTGCAGGGTAGTAAGGAACTTCCTGAACATCAATTCCTAGAACACGAGTTGTACGTGCTCCACCGAATGTCTGTCCAACACCATCAAGGTATGCTTGACGGTTTTGTGGAGTACCAGCAGGTACTGAAGAGAATGCTTCAGCGATTGCATCTGCTAGTGTACCGTTATACTTAACGATACCCTGGAATGCATCTGTTCCTGCATAGAACTTAAGGTTGTTCTTAAGAGCACGATATTTACGTGGCATTGCAAGAATAATATCCTGCATTACATTTGTATTCCATGCGTTGTCTGCAACAGTTACTACTGCTTCATGAGCACCAGAACCTGCTGCGGTTGTCTTAGCAACAAAACCTTCCATAATTGAAAGGAAATCGCCAGTTGAGCCATCACCATTAATAGCAAGATCTTCAATATCATTAGCAAATGCATTGGTCATCAAGCGAACTAGATGATCTTCAAGTGCACCACCTTCAATATTGTCTTCAAGTGCCTCAGTTGCTACTTCCCAATCAAGACGAATCTTCTTGGTTGTAAGTTCAACCTTAGTGAATGTTGCACCAACGTTTGTGTAGTCATACGCAGCCTGTGCTGCAGCACGAATAACACGCTCTCCTACGTTCACCTTATCGAGTTCCATTGTATTGGCTCTCATTGTAACTCTACGTCCGTCTTGAGCGAGTACAGTTGCATCCCATACGTAGTCAATAAAACGACGAGCCTGCTCAGGCAAGAGAATACCACCAGGAGTTCCTGTTGGGTTTACTGCGTTTGGTCCTGATGTAACACCTGAAAGTGCTGTAGGAATATTTCCTAGAGAAGCACCATCGTGATAATTACCAGCGACATCTGGATTACCAGTTGTTCCAGACGCAAAAGAACCTTCACCATTCAGCGGTCCTGGGGGAGTTGCTGAACCTGGATAGTTCTTAATTATTTCATTTTGTTCCGACATATTGTTCACCTCCTAGTGATCTTTTATCTTTTGAATAGGTCGGTTGAATTGAGGAAACTACCGCCCCATAGGGATTTTTGAGTACGCACTTCTGCGAACTCCTGTACGATCTCGCCAAGATCGCCAGACTTGCGGAAAGCAGTGTCAGCCTCAACTTTATCTACTCGCTTTCCAAACTCATTAAAGTTTCCTTGAACATTTGCAACTTCATTTGCAACAAGATTAACTCTATTGTTAACCTCTGCAATATTTCCATTTGCATCTGAAAGGGACTTTGATAGTTCAGCAACCTGGTCACTGATTGACTTTACGGTTGCTGCTAGGTCGCCAAAGGCATTAGTTAGAGAATCCTTGATATCTGTAATAGCAGTGGCAACTGCTTCATTATCAGACTTTTCTACATTATGGATTTCTGGTTCTGCAGTTGCATCTGAAGGATTGTTTGGTGTTTCACCAATAATATCTTGGCTGTTAACAGCCTCATTAATATCCTTCTTTTCTACTTCTGCGTCTGTCTCTGGAGCAACCTCAACATTTGTAACTTCTTCTGCTACTGGTTCTGCTGCAACTTCTTCAGTTACAACTTCCTCAACAACTGACGCTGTTTCATCTGTCATTGGATTTGCCTCCTTTGTCATCTTAATTGTTCTAATGCCTTTTGCACTATCAACTAAGAACTTTATTGTTTCTATATTATCATCATCATTTTCTACGAAACCAATATTTTTCATTGTTTGATCACATGATGGACAATCTTCTTGTGATTCTGGAGATACTCTTACGATATCGTCTGAATTACACCAGTAAACATTATCAACAACTGCCTTTGATAAAAATCCACCAATAGTATTTTGTCCATTTACTTTTTCAATAGAAATAACATTTGCAAATTGATTTGCTGGTGAGTCTACTAAAGAAAGTTCAAATAGTTCATATTCTTTAATAATACGAATAGATTTATCTACTTCTACATTGTAAACATCATCAGACTTTGTAATGTTTCCACCAATTGAAAAACCAGTCAAAGTTCCATCAAGAACTTTTTCCCAAGTGTCTTGTGCACCCTTTGAAACATATGCTGATACATAAACTCCGTTATAAAACTTTTTTGATTGTGGATCAAAATAACGATCTTCTTTAAATGATACTACCTTACCTACAGCAAGTGGAGTATGCATTTCACGAAGATTGCCTCGGAATTTTTTAAATGCTTCAAGGCTTGCTTTAGTATCTACAATATCTCCTTGTTTATCAATATTGTCTAAAGTTGCAAATCCTGAAACAATGCGACGTTCTTGATCTACTTTGCCAATAGGCATAGAGAATTTAAGATTGTTGCCTTCAGTCGTCCAATGTGCTTTATTGATACTCATATCGAATCTATTATATCAAATGTTTTAAATAGTTTCTCAATTATTGAGACGCTCTGCCTTGACCCTTTGGATTTCTGCCAGATACGGTGGCTGCTCCATCGGACTGATTATTAGTTCTTTCGGCATCACGACTTCTATTTTTATTATTATTTGCATTGGCATCTGCTGCTGCCCTTGCAGTTAATTGAAGTGGATTATCTCCATGTGGTGCTTGTGGAAGATTAAGAACTTCTCTAGCCTCGTTAGGCAACATAATTTGATTTTTAACATATCTTTCAAGAATCTGAGACTGTGCAATTTCATCTGTAAGCGTAAGTTCATTAAATTTAAACTCTAAAACATCTGTTTTTTCTTTAATAATCTTATTAATTGTCTTCTCTAGATTTCTTTGTTCTGGTCTTGAAACTTGTTCTTTGAATGTACGATCTTGAGAAAGTGCTCCAGCCAAACTACCACTATCAGATCCACCAATCTTAGATATAGGCATTTGATGAGCAATAAAAATATCATCACGATTTTGTTTGCGATACTCTTTAAATGAACCTTCTTGAATGCCATTCTCAATTGCCTTCATTTCAAACTCAACTTTATTATGATCTGAATCTCCAGGAAGTGGGATATATAGAGTTCTATGTGATTGAGCCTTTAGCCCTGTTTGCAAGAATCTAAACATTTTGTCTTCAGCATCAGGTGATAGTTTTGCACCCTTAAGCATAATAATATATCTTGGTACCGCTTTGTTTTCAAAATAATCAATATTGTATTGAGTTGCTAGTTGATCACCAATAAGTGATGGCAATGCAGCAATAATATCTGGAACACCATAATATGTATTTAATGGAGAGTATTCTTTAATATGAATGATTTCATTTGGTCTTGGATCTGCAGTAAGTGGATTAAGATTCTTTGCACCAAAATTACGGAAGTAAACTAGTTTTTGACCAATGATTTGAACAAAGCCATCCTTTAATCTGCGAACACGTAATGTTGTTGAAGGAATATGCCCAACATATCCAATTTCTCCATTTACAGTTCTACCAATTTCAATATATCCATTACCAGTTGCTTGTACATCTGTATATACTTTTTCCATTGTTTTTGTAAAACTATCATCGTCATTAAGTGATTCTAACCAATCACGTAGTTGCAATTTCATTCTTTCAATACGATTACGTGCACGATCAACTGCCTCTGCATCATCATTCATTTCAAATCTTAGCATTGTGCTGTCTGTTGGCTGAAATTCATAACCAAGTCCAACAACATTTTCTACTTTTGCATCAATAGCAGCATGATTTGCAAATGAAGTATCATAAAAGTTTGCTAATTCATAAAGATTGTATGGGGGTGTAATAACATCAAAAATTCCATAACCATTTCTATAAACAGTTCCAGGATTTAATTGTTTTGATCCAGAATCTTGTCCCGTAGGACTTGCTTTTGCATCAGTAAGATACGCTTGCATTGTTTCTGCTTGATACGGACGCATTGCATTTTTTGTATCTACATTTGAGAAACTTGTATAGTCTCCACCATACGCCTTTTCTGTTCTTGTTGTTTTCCTTTTAAAATTTACATCTAAATTATTAAGAGATTTTAATTCATCCCACGAACGTGCAAATGGATCCTGTCTTTTAAAAATGTTTTCTTCTTTTTCCTGTGTGTTTAAACTAGCAGGAACTATATATTCATATTCTTCATTAGCCATTTTCGTATGCATCTCTTCCGTGAGTTTTTAAAGTATCTTGAGCAGCCTTCCAAGCACCGAGATCGTTCATTGATGGAATAAGTCCTTGCTTCATGCGATCTAGTTGTTCTGAATATTCTTCTTCAGAAATTCTTGTTAGTCCAGGAACAAATACACAACTACCATCTCCTGGATCTCCATAGTGCATTGCTGCTGTACGAAGTTTTGCCATCTGTGATGGATCACCCTTCATTGATGGTATGTTTAAAACATTACCTTCACCATCTGTAAACCATTTTCCATTAGATTTTTTATAAACATAAAGACCCCAATCGTAATTCTTATCTATAACCTTACGACGAACATTTCCGACAATAGGTTTACCAGTTTTACGGCTAATTAGAGGATTATTGGTCATACTCATACCATAAGTATACCATGCTAAATAGGTGTTGATACAGAGTTTGACCAAGAAGAATTGTTATATATTTTTATTTTTTCTGCATTTACGATCAAACTGGCACTATCATCAATAATTATTTTATTTATTCCTAAATATGTTTTATACACGTCTGATGGATTTACTCCATAAATATCAGAGGCAGATAAGACAAGAACTCCTTGCCATGTAAAACTATCTAACCAGTACTGCCAGTCGTAGGTAGTAAGTCCATCTTGTTTTACTCTTAGCCAAGGTCTATTAATTGTGCTCTGAATTTGCTGTAAACTGTTTGCCTGATAGTATGCGATATTATTAAAAATTGCTGGACCATTCATATTTATTGATCCAACATAATAGTCAAATCTTAATGCATTTGGAAACGTAATGCCCAATACGGACCAATCTTTAATTGTTAAAACTGGCTCTCTAACTAATGTTCCATTAACATAATAAGAAATACCGTCAACAAGAGATCCATCGCTTTGTTTTTGTGCATATATTCTTCCTCTTAGTCCAGTTTCACTATCTGCAACTATAAAGAATTTAATTATATCCTCTTTATAGTCAACTTCAAATAGTTCTATTGGAGTTAAGGTAAATGATTTTTGATCATATCTAATCCACATTTGTATTGCACTGACACGATAATTTGATGCATTGTTTCTATTTATTGGCATTGCTATACCACGATTTGTTGATGCATCAAAATCACCTCGAACTTCTATTCCAGAATTTCTATTTAAATATAAATATGGAGTACTTCCCTTATATATGCTAAAAGGGTTTTTTGATTTATAATCATAATAAAGTCCAGATCTTTTATATGGAAATAAATCTATACCAAATCTTGTTCCTACTGCATTAAATGAATTATTATTAAATACTTGAGATGCTAATTCTAATCTTCTAAGCAAAACTGGTTTTGTTAAAATTCCTTTAATATTAAACTCAAGATGACAGACAATAGACAAATCATTAAAATCAACATCTGTTAAGGGATAAATTAATGTATTATCAACCACTTCAAATTTTGTTGTCATCCAACTTGGATAATCATTAATATCTATAATTCTATCTTCTCTTGCAGGAATTGTAGTTGTAAAATTACTTTGTAATTCATTAGATCCATCTGCTATATATTGAAAAGTAATATAACTTTTAATAGAGGCATTTTGAGTATTATAACTAAAGTATTTAATAGATTTTTGATATAAATCAGTATAGTTATCAAATCCAGAGTAGAGTGAGTTATCTAAATCAGAATATGATCTTTGTAATAAATTTTTATATTCATCTTCTAATTCTTGATAACTCCAAGAAGATGTTTCTTCTGTTTCAATTAGTTTTGAAGGAGAAGGATATCCAATATTAAATTGTAGAAAATCAAGATCGTAGTATTGATTTCCAATATCATTTTCTACGTATTTTGCAAAATAAGAAAGTGGTAAATAATCTTCCCAATACCCACTTATTCCAATATCTAAAAAGAATTTGTTATATGACTCAGTTGGCAATAATGTATAACTTGCTAAATGCTCTAATAGTTGTGGTCCAGATTCTAGTTCTGCAATTCCATATATGCCGTCTGCATAAAAATGATCTTCTATTTGTGACTCATTAAAACTTGTTGATAAACCAACAGAGTATATATTTCCAGTAAAGGTTCTAAGACCACTTTCATCT